ATCTTGAGTTTGCGGCCGACGCGGTGCCGCAACTGGGGCCGGAAGAGCAGCCAGAGCCAGAGCCAGAGCCAGAGCCTGAGCCTGAAGAGTCTCCTAGCCCTGTGAGCTAGGAGACTGCCACTGCAAGAGAACCCGGTATCTGAGGTAGGTTTGAGACAGCGGCCACGTTGCGGGCTTGACCCGTGCCACCACCAGGAGAGATGCCATGAGCCAAGTAAAGATCAAGCGTCAGTTTCGCGTCGTGTCGGCCACCGTCACCACGGCCACGAGCACCAGCACTACGCTGCGGCTGGAGGACATGGCCGGCGCTGTAGTCGAGCTGCCCACCATCACCACCAACGCAGCAACGTTGCAGGTGTGGGGCAACGACGCAGCCGACGGCGACTTCGCCCGACTTTACGGGTCCGACGGCTCGTCTTCGGACATTACCCTGGCTCCAAGCACCAGCAATAAGACGATCTACAGCCTGCCCGACGCTGCGTTTGCCGTGCCGTTCCTGAAGTTGGTGGCGGCCAACACGAACGCAACGGCTACCGTCAGCGTCGTGATGAAGTCCTAGTAGTGCCAACCCGAATCCCAATCCACAGGCCGCTGCGTCTGGTGTCCCGCCGAAAGCGAGACGATACCGCCAGGCCAAACGCGGCAGCCCGTGGATACTGCGACAGGTCCCACAGAGCGTGGCGGCTGGCTGTGCTGACCAGAGACGCATGGACGTGCCGAGATTGCGGCAGGGTGTGCGGTGGGCCCAAGGAGGCCCAGGCGGATCACGTGCGGCCCATCAGCAAGGGTGGCGAACGCTACGACGTTGCCAACGGGCAAACGCTGTGCATCGTGTGCCATGGGCGCAAAACGCACCGCGAGAACCAGGGGCGGGCAAAAAGTGTGGGCTGAAGAGGCCGGGAAAACCGCCGGGTCACCTATGCGTACACGTGGCCGAAATTGAGAGATTAAAAATGGGACGCGGCCGAAAACCGACGCCGAAGCCGATTTTGAAAATCCGGGGCTCGCGGATTCGCGGTCCGCACGTCACCGGCATCGACGCACCGCCGGGGATTCCTGCGGCACCGGATTGGCTTGGCGAAGTTGCTCGCAGCGAGTGGGATCGCATCGTGCCAATGCTTGAGGCGTCCAAAGTTATGAGCCCGCGACATCAGCAAACGCTCGCGGCGTATTGCGATTCGCTGGCGGACATGATTGACGCAGACCGTGAACTGAAAGCAAACGGTGCCACGTTCATGGACGACAAGGGTAGGGTAAGTAATCACCCGGCGTGGACTCGCAAGCGTGACGCTCGCACGTCAATGCTCAAGTTCGCCGCCGAGTTCGGCCTGACAGCGTCAGCCATGTCAAGGGTTTCGGCCGTTGAGCAAACGAAAGACACCGACGACGAAGACCGCCTTATGTTCGGTTAAGATGCCCTGCGGCAAGTGTGCCTCGTGCATTGCCGTTCGGTTCTTCGAGAAACACCTGACGCACGCCAAGGGCGAGTTGGGCGGCAAACCGTTCCTGCTGCAGCCTTGGCAACAGGGCTACATCCGGTCGCTGTTCGCTGAAGTCAACGGCCGCCGCAAAGTCCGCACGTCGCTGCTGGCGGTGCCTCGCAAAAATGGCAAAAGCACGCTGGCCGCTGGCATCGCCCTGCGGTGCCTGCTCGAGGATGAGCCCGGTGCTGAAGTGTATTCGTGTGCTGCGTCACGGGATCAGGCGAGGCTTGTATTCGATACCGCCCGCATCGCTGTGGAGCAGTCGCCTACGCTATCAAAGCTGTTGAAGGTCTACAGAAACGCCATCGTCCGCGAGTCAACGCACTCGACCTACAAGTCACTTTCCGCCGAGGCGGGATTGCAGCACGGGCTCTCGCCGCATGCCGTGGTTTTCGACGAGCTGCACGTGAGCAACCGCGAGATGTGGGAAGTCATGCTTTCGGGCCAAGGTGCTCGACGCAACCCGCTGACGGTGGCCCTGACCACGGCGGGCTACGACCGAAAGAGCGTCTGCTGGGAGGTGTGGAAATACGCCGAGGGTGTCGCCAGCGGTGCGATCAAGGACGAGTCATTCCTGCCGATGATCTTTGCGGCTCCCGTAGACGCCGACTGGAAAGACGAAAAGGTGTGGGCCGCTGCGAACCCCAACCTGGGCGTATCGGTCAAGCTCGACTTCCTGCGGAGCGAGTGTGCCAGGGCCATCGAGATGCCGACCTACGAGAACACTTTTCGGCAACTCTATTTGGACCAATGGACGGAGCAGGATCAACGGTGGCTGCGTATGGACCACTGGGCTCAGGGCAACGGAGCCTGCCCTGTGGATCTGGCCGGCCGTGAGTGCTGGGCCGGGCTCGACCTAGCCACGACGTTTGACACCACGGCCTTCGTGCTGCTGTTCCCGTTGGATAACGGCACGTACTGGGTGGAGCCGCATTTTTGGATACCAAGCGACAACGCCCACCAGCGAGAGCGGCGGGATAAGGTGCCATATCTGACGTGGCAGCGGCAGGGCCACTTAAACATGACAAACGGCAACGTCACTGACTTCGATGTGGTGCGGCGTGACATCGTTAACCTGGCCAGCAAGTACCGCATTCGTGGCATCGGACTAGACCCGTGGGGTAGTGCTCACCTCGGCCAGCAACTGCAAGGAGATGGCCTACCTATGCAAGACTTTCGGCAGGGCTACGGCTCTTTGTCAGGCCCGTCAAAGCAGCTAGAGAACTTTGTTGTGTCGGGCAAGCTTCTTCACGGCGGGCACCCGGTGCTGGCGTGGCAGGCAAGCAACGTGGCGATTCAGCAGGACAGTGCGGCCGGCAACATCAAACCAAGCAAGGCGAAGAGCACCGAACGCATCGACGGGATCGTCAGCCTGGTGATGGCCATTGGCCTCTGGCAGACATCGACAGCACCGCCACCTGAGCAAAACTGGGATTTGGTCGCCATATGATCGCCAACGCCGACACGACAGAGGAAAAGAGCTACCGCATCATTGATCTGCGTGGTGCGTCGAGCGACGGCTGGAACGATTCGCCATCCCGTGGCCCGGCTGGCGTACGGGTTACGCCCGAGACGGCCATGCAGTGCTCGACGGTGCTGGCCTGCGTTCGGCTGATTGCCGAGAACGTCGCCTCAATTCCGCTGCATGTGTTTCGCCGGCTGCCCGAAGGCGGCAAGGAACGTGCCCGCGATCTGCCGCTCTACCGGCTGCTAAACCAGCAGCCCAACGGCTGGCTCACGTCGTTTGAGTTCCGCGAGATGCTCACGGCACATTGTTTGTTGTATGGCAACTCCTACGCCGAGATCCGCAGCGGTGCGGCTGGTGCCGTGTCAGAGCTGTGGCCGCTGCACCCGAGCCGCATGACGGTGGAGCAGCTCGAAGACGGCAGCCTTCGGTACTGCTACCGAGAGCAGAACGGGCGAGAGACGATCTACCGGCAAGACCAGATTTTCCACCTGCGTTGGCTGTCGAACGACGGCGTCATGGGCATGCTGCCAATCACGCTCAGCCGTGACGCCATCGCCCTGGCCCAGGCTCTGGAGACGCACGGCGGGGCCTACTTTGGCAACGCCTGCCGGCTGTCGGGGCTCATGGAGAGCGACAACCCAATCAACGTGGAGACTGCCGAGCGGCTGCGTGAGCAGTTTGAGCGGATGCACCGTGGGGCCGACCGAAGTCACAGGACGGCCGTGCTGCCGCAGGGCGTTCACTGGAAGGACGTGCAAAGCACGAACGAGGCCAGCCAGTTTTTGGAAACCCGGCAGTACCAAGTCATTGAGATCTGCCGGGCCTACCGGGTTGATCCATCGTACGCGCAGGACAAGACCAAGGTTGGATACGCCAGCCAGGAGCAGGCGGCCATCGACTTGGTGCAGCAGACGCTCTTGCCGTGGTTCCGCCGTTGGGAATCCGCCATTACCCGTGACCTCGTGGTGCGGGATGACGTGTTCTTTGCGGAGTTCGACACCCGTGGCCTGCTGCGTGGCGACCTCGCCGCCCAGGCGAACTGGCTGCAGACGATGCTCAACACCGGCATCTACTCGATTAACGAGTGCCGTGAGGTGTTGAACATGAACCCCATCGGGGCGGACGGCGACCAGCGATACATGCAGAGCAACCTCACCACCATGCAGGGCATTGCCGCTACCGCAAGCGTAGGCAACGCGGGCGACCCGGCTCCGGCCGACAACCTGCCTGTATCCTACACCGACCAGCTGCTTGCCGGCCCGCCCATGCCAAACGATACGCCCGTAAAGCCAGCACCGACACGCTCGCGCCGCAAGAGGAAGACGCCATGAACGCAGAGAAGCAAACGACCGTGGACCGCGAGCGTAGAAACTCACAGCTGCCGCTGACCGTCGAGACACGTGAGAACGGCAAGGCGTACATCACCGGCTACGCCGCCAAATACAACGTCCGCTCTACGCTCCTCGGAGGCCGGTTCCGCGAGGAGATTAAGCCGGGTGCGTTTGACCGTGCCCTGCGTGAACAAGATCACCCAATCGTGGCCCTGTGGAACCACGACAGCAACCATGTATTGGGCAGCACCCGCAGCGGCACGCTCAAGGTGGGCACCGACGACATCGGCATGCGGTACTCAGTCGAGATCCCTGACACCACGCTGGGGCGGGACCTTCAAGTTTTGATTGCTCGCGGCGACGTGTTCGGATCAAGTTTCGCGTTCGCCATCGCAGGCAAGGACGGCGAGTCGTGGTCTGAGGAAGACGGCCAGGCCGTGCGTTACGTGCATGAGGTGGACGGCGTCTATGACGTGTCCCCTGTGCTGTCGCCGGCCTACGAGGACGCTACGGCGTCGGTCGTGGTGAGGAGCTATGAGCGGTATTTACAATCGCACCGACCGGCGCTGAAGCTGCCGGGTCTCTCACGGGATGCGAAGAGCGAGAAGGCAATCCGTAGGTTCCTGCGACAGCATGGCTACAAAGTCGGGTGACGTTTGCCCACACTGTCGCCGGGCACGCTTTGGCGTGTACTCGTCTTCAGAAAAGGGCGGCATCTGCACTCGCTACCTGCGGTGCCCGTCGTGCCGGAAGACGGCAAAGCACGTCGTGAAGTCGTGCGAAGTTCGCAGACGTTCGCTGCCTAACTAGGCAACAACCTGCAGTCCCACAACTGCAAGGAACGGCACCGCTGGCTCTAGCGTGCGTATAGGTCACCACCTACCGCACACAGGAGCCAATCGAATGGCCGCCAGCAAAGTCAAGGAACTGCTCGACGAACTCGCCGCGACCCTCGCAGAGATGGGGATGCTCGAGGAGCAAGAGGGCGAGCCGGCCGCAGAGACGGCGATGGAAGGCGACGAAGCCATGCCCGCCGCGATGGAGCGGTCGGCTGAGGCTCGCCAGGCCAAGTACGACGACCTGCTCGCCAAGGCTGAGCGGATCAAGTCGGCAATCGCCAAGGAAGAGGCCCGTGAGGCCCGCAAGGCCGAGCTGCTCAAGGTTCTCAACCGTGCTGCCCCTGTGGAGTCCACCGAAATGGCCAAGCCCCGTATTGAGGCCGTGTCCTACCGTGGCTACAAGGCTGGCGTGTTTGAGTCGCCCGAGGTAGCCCATCGCTGCGGCATGTGGCTCAAGAGCATCAACGGCGACTCTCACGCCCGCCAGTGGGTGCGTGACGCGCTCGGCATCGAGTCCCGTGACCTCGGCGGCCAGGTCAACAGCCTCGGCGGTGCGCTGGTTTTTGAGGACTTCAGCAACAGCCTGATTCGCCTCGTCGAAACCTTCGGCGTGTCTATGAACCTCGCCCAGCGGGTCACGACCTCGTCTGACACCCTGCTGGTGCCCAAGCGTTTGTCGGGCGTCACCGGATATTGGCTGGGTGAGAATTCCACCATCACCACCAGCGACCCCACTGCGACGATGGTGCAGCTGGTGCTGAAGAAGCTCGCAGCGTCCACCCGCGTCAGCAACGAGCTGCTGACCGATAATGCCATCTCGGTCGCTCAGTGGCTCGTGCAGGAATACGGCACGACCATCAGCGGCACCCTTGACGATGCGTTCTTCAACGGCACGGGCACGTCGGATTACGGTGGCATCCGTGGGCTCTCGCAGATCGACGACGGCACGCACACGGCGTCTGTTGTGTCAGCGGCTTCCGGCAACACCTCGCTGGCACTCCTGGACATTGATGACTACCTGAAGGCTCTTGCCAGCCTGCCCAGGTACGCCATCGGCACGTCGGCCTGGTACATGCACCCGGCGGTCTACCACCAGAGCGTGCAGCGGATGATGCTCTCAAGCGGCACCGCTGGCTCTGGCACGATTGGTGCTCTGGCTGGTGGCAACACCGCACAGAACCTCGCCCAAGGGACGCCCAACACGTTCCTCGGCCTGCCGGTCGTGTGGGTGCTCAAGATGAACTCGGCTCCGACCACTGGCACGATTGCGGCCTACGTCGGTGACATCTCGCTCTCGTCGATCATGGCGAACAAGGGCGACATGCAGATTGCGTCTAGCACCGACCGCTACTTTGAAGCAGACCAAACAGTTTGGCGCGTCACATACAGATGTGATATTGCCCACCACTCGCTGGGCACCACCAGCGAGGCCGGCCCGGTCATCGCCCTCAAGCTCGCTTAATCCTGACACCCTTCCCTGGAGACTCTGAGACATGAACCACGCCTCTGGTAACAAGAGCGTCACGAAGGCTGCGGCGAGCGTTGCTGCCAATGCCACGCACTCGCACGAGATCGACTGTGCAGGATTCAAGTACGCCAGCATCGACGTTGTGTTCTCGCCGTTTACGGCGGCCACTGCGGCGTATGCCAGCGTGCTCAAGGTGCAAGAGTCGGACGCCAGCGGCTCGGGCCAGGCGAACGTTACGGGCCTGTCGATCACGGCTGGTGCCGGTGCGACGACCGGTTTCAGCGTCGGGGCCGTGGCCCGCTTCAATGTTGATCTTCGTGGCCGCAAGCGGTACCTGACGGTCGTGACGAGCCCCGGCAACACCGTTGCCATTGCGAGCAACGCCCGGCTGTCCAAGGCCGAGCAGCACGCTGTGACGGCCACCGAGAGTGGCGTTAGCAACGTCGCCAACCTGTGATTGCTTGACACTGCTGCGATAACGCCCACAGCGGGCGGCTGGGTTCGCCCCGGCCGCCCGTTTTGCGTTACGCAAGGAGCACACCGTGAAATTAAGTGTTGGCAACGCTGAGCACGACCTGAGAGTCGAGGCGGCATTCTCGATGCCTCGCCTGACGTTCTCGGACAACTTCTTTTGCGTCATGCAGTCGCTGCTGCCGCTCGGCATTCGCCCAACCAAGTTCGTCGGGGCATTCTGGGAGCAGTGCCTTGATCGCGTCCTGCTCGAGATGCTCGACCGCACTGACTGGATTCTGGCTATTGACTACGACAGCGTATTTGAGGCCGATACCGTCCAGCGGCTCATGACTGCGGCCATGGTCAGCGGCTACGACGCCGTCGCTCCGCTCCAAACGAAACGAGACGAAGGCGTGCCCATGTTTACGCCCGAAGGCCACGACGGCACCATCGGCCTGGTGCAGTTGCCCAACACGTGGTTTGAGGCTGTCGTGCAGCCGGTGAGCACCGCCCACTTTGGCTGCACGCTGATCCGTAGCGAAGCCCTGAAGCGGACGCCTACGCCTTGGTTCCTGGGTACGCCACGCCCTGACGGCCATTGGGGCGACGCCCCCGAAGGCGAGCCGACAAGGGTCGACCCAGACATCCACTTCTGGCGGCAGTTTAAGGCAGGCGGCAACACGCTCGGCATCGCACCGCAGGTAGCCATCGGTCACGCCGAGCTCAAGTTTACGTGGCCGGGAAGGGACTTGAAACCTGTCTGGCAGTCACCGAGTGAGTATTGGTCAGCCGGCGGCAAACGCCCGTCATCTGCCTGGGGTTCCATTGAACATGGGGAGGCGTCCAATGCCTGACGATCAAGTGACACTGCGATTCCTTCGCCCGCACGGCGTGTACCGCAAAGGCGACACGATCACGTATCCACGCGGGCCGGCCAAGTCTTTGCTGTTCGCTGGCGTCTGCGAGATCCTGCCCGAGGAGCGGCAGCTGCTTGAGGTGGCAATGGTCGAACGCCGAGACGTTGAGACGGCTGACGCACCACGTCGCAGAGGGAGGAAGGCCAAATGAGGTATCGCAGCCTCGTCCGGGCCACTGAGCCGGCAAACCCCGTAACGCTGGCGGAAGCCAAACTTCACCTGCGTATCGATTCGTCGGCAGAGGACGATCTGATCAGCACGCTCATCACGGCGGCGACACGCTGGGCAGAGGACTACACAGACAGGACTTTTTGCCACACCCAGTGGGAAATGCGTATCGATTCGTTCTACGGGCCTGTCGGCAGCCCAGTGCAGTTCGGCCTTAAGGCGGACGGCAACAACATTGAGGGCCGCCAAGGCACGGTGCCTAACCTCGATATTGAACTGCCACGCCCGCCGATGGTTCAGGCCGGGACGGCCACGGCCGTGACGATCACCTACACGCCGTCCGCTGGGGCTTCTACGACGACGCTAGACGCCGCAGAGTACCGGGTGGATAGGCAGGCCACTCCCGGCGTCTTTCGCCCGCTGTACGGCAAGACGTGGCCTACGCACCTTGTGGACCAGAACAGCACCGTGGTGAGTTGGTACGCGGGATACTCAGCAACCGGCACCAGCGTGCCAGCACCGGTCAAGTCAGCCATCCTGATGCTTGTCGCTCACCTCTGGCGAAATCGTGAGATGGCGACCGAGACGGCATTGAGCGAAGTGCCCATGGGCACCAAAGCCCTGCTAGACACGATCCGCTGGGGCTCCTACCGATGATTAACGCCGGCAACCTGACTGACAGAATTGTGATTGAGCAGGCGACCGAAACACGCAATTCCGTTGGCGAAGCCTCGCTGTCGTGGTCCACGTTCGCCACGGTGTGGGCAGACGTGCAGGCACTCTCCGGGCGTGAGGCCGAGCGTTATGGCCAGATCGTCGGATTCACTGGCCACAAAGTGACGATACGGCAGTTGCCCGGCGTCAAGGTTTCCATGCGAATTGTGTGGGAAGGAACCCGCACGCTCGAAATCGGGGCTATCAACGAATACGAGGGGGGCTGGTACCTCGAGCTCATCTGCACAGAAAAGGCCGACACATGAGCATTCCCGAAGCACCAGAGGCGTTTCTGTATCAGAGGCTAACTAGCCAGACAGCTGTGAGCCAGTACATCGGCTCGCGGGTATACCCGCTGATTGCCCCGCAGGGCACTCCGCTGCCGCTAGTGGTGTATCAGCGGACGGGCGTGGAGCGTCCGCAGTCGCTGGCCGGCAACGTCGGCAATCCATTGGTGACGCTGCAACTGACCACCTACGGCACGTCCTACACGTCAGTGAAGTCCATTGCCCGTGCCGTACGCCTGGCGGTGGATGGCTGGACGGGCACGACGGCTGGCGTGACGATTCAGAGAAGCACGCTACAGACTGAGGCTGACGGCGTGGACATGCCAGCAGATGACCAAATGCTGCCGTACTACAGCGTCCAGCAGTCGTTTGAGTTCAGGATTGATGAGGCGACCTAATGGCACGACCTGCCGTCACGCTGGAGTTCCCAGACTTGCCCGGCCTAGCCGAGCAGTTTCGGCAATTGCCGAAGTCGCTAGCGTCTGCTGCCATTGGTGCTGCCGTTAAACGTGCCCTCAAGCCCGCCCAGGAAGAGCTCAAGCGGCAGACGCCGGTCGGCCCCACCGGCAATCTGAAGCGTGGCATCGCCACGAAAGCCAAGCGATACCCGAAGACCGGCTCGGCTGTGGCGATTGTCGGCTATCGCAAGTCAGGCACCGGCAAGCCGCCCAAAGAAGGCACGAAGAGGCGAAACAAAGCCTCAGACAAAACGCAGCACCAGTTTTTGGTTGAGTACGGCAGCAAGCCACGAGTGACGAAGAGCGGTGTCAATCGTGGCCGCATGCCTGCCATGCATCCCATTGAGCAGGCGTCTCGGGCCTCTGAGTCACAGGTAAAGGCATTGCTGGAATCAGAGATGAAACTAGCCTACGAAAAGGCCCTAAAGCAACTGCCACGGTACATGGCTGCCAGGGCTAAGAAGGGCCGTGCGTAACTGCAAGGGTTGCCCCGCCATCGCCTAGCCTGTGAGTAGGGCTTTGCCGCCCGTAACTCACTAGGAGAGGCCACGATGGCAACCGATTCGCAGGGCTCGACGTTCGTGTTTGCCAGCGCCACCTTCACAGTCACCAGCGTTACCGTGACGCCTGGCGGCGACCTGCTCGACAACTCGCACCTTGGCTTGGCAACCGGTGCCAATCGCACCTACCAAGCCCCGGCGCTGAAAGACGACGAGATCAGCTGCGAAACACTTGGAACGGCCGTGGTGACAATCGGCACCACCGGCGTTTTGTCGTTTGCCAGTGTGACCTACACCGCGACAGTCTCTTCCTCAAGCGTTGCCTTCAGCGTTGGCGAGCTGGTCAAGCAGTCGCTGACCTTTAAGGTCAAGTCGTAACGACGGGAGGCCGTCGTGGCGAAGAGTTCGCAGGGCATCTACGTATCGATGGATGACGCCGGGCCGGCGGGTGACGTAAACATTACCGAACTCGTCAGCGTCTCTATTGACGGCATCCAGTGCGACACCGTTGAGGTTACTCCTCGATCGCATACGGGTCGGAATAAGTCGTTTAGCTCTTCGGATACGGACTATGGCACCGTGTCTATCGTCATGCGTTCCCAGAGCTACATCACTGAAGCCGCCGTTGGCGAGCCGTGCTATCTGACAATTGCTGACGAGAGTGCGGCCCAGACGTACTGGGCAGGTCCGGCAATCATCCAATCGCTTGCATGGCGGGCTAGTGTAGGGGAACTGCAGGAATACTCTGTGACCCTCAAACTAGGATCAAGGACATCGTGATGGGACTTGCCGAGACAATCCTTGCGGCCGACCAGGCCAAGAGCATCAAGGTTGCTGTGCCTGAGTGGGAGTGCGACGTGTGGATTCGCACGCTGCCGCTCGGTGAGTTGCAGTCGTGGGAGTTGGCGTGCCTTCGCAGCAAGGGCGAAGGCGTGGACGACTACCGCACGACGTATCTGTCCAAGTGCCTCGTGGACGCCGATGGCAAACAGATCTTCACAAGCGAGCAACTCAAGAAGGTGAGCGGCACTGTCGGTGCAAGGCTGTTCAAGATCGCTCAGGCACACAACGACCTAGACGAAAAGGAAATCGAGGAGATCGGAAAAAACTAATTGACCGGCCGCTGGACGCATTCCCGCTGCTGTTGGCCGGTCACCTGGGCATGACGGTGCGGGAACTTGGCGAACGAATGGACGTGGCCGAGTACCGACAATGGCTGGCATTGCATAGGTACGTGAATCCTTTGGGAGGCGAGTGGCGGCAGACGGCGCGGGTGGTGGCGGCAACGCTGGCACCGCATTGCGGGCGAGGCAATCCGCCACGGGAAGACACATTCATGCCGATTGAAACACTGCCAATGACGCCCCAGCAGATCGCAGCGGAACTTAGCAAGATCAGACGGTGACTTATGGCAACAACTCTAGCGCTGTCAATGCGGGCTTCGATGTCCGCCAGCGGGGTTGTGTCTGGTGCTAGCGACGCCAGCCGTGCGATGGACCGCATGGGCAAGCAGGCGAAGCAAACGGCCCGAGACGTTTCAACGCTCAAGAACATTGCCATTGGTGCTGTGCTAGCCAAAGGCGTCAGCATGGCGGCCAATGCGTTCATGAATGCCAGCCGTGCTACACTTTCATACGCCGCCAGTGCGGCCAACGCCGTCGATCAGACCGCAAAGCTAGCCCAGCGGCTTGGCATGGGCGTGGAATCGCTGCAAGCGCTGCAGATGGCGGCCAAGTTTTCAGGCGTGGACGACGCCTCGGTTGCTCTTCACAAACTTACCATTGCCATCGGTAACGCTGCCGAAAGTGGCAAGACCGAAGCGTTCACTAGGCTCGGCCTGGACTTCCAAGCACTGGAGGTAATGTCGCCAGAGGAGCAGTTTAAAGCTATTCAATCAGCCATCGCTGGCCTAGCAACTCCTGCTGAGCGTGCCGCTGCGGCCGTGGCCATCTTCGGCGAGTCTGGCGTTGAGTTGCTGCCGCTAATGAATCAAAACTTGGCCGAGGTTGAAGATCGCATGCGTCGAGTGGGGGCGATAGTCGGCCCAGACCAAACTCAAGCAATTGAGGACATGAACGACGCATTAGCCTTGGTCAAGGCATCGTTTAACGGGATCGCCGCCACTGTCTTAGGCAACCTCGCCCCTGTTGTTGAGAGTCTCACCAACGAGATTCTCTCCATGGTGGAGTCGTTCAACAGCGTCAGCGGATCTGGCGGCGAAGGGATTGCCAATACCATTACCGATGCGTTGCTAGACATCGCTGAGTATTTCGCTGGCATCTTCGACAACGCGGTGGCATCGTTCGACGGGTTCGGCACCACGATGCAGGAAATCGGCTCGGTGTTTGAGTTTGTTGGCAATGTGTTCACTGCCGTCGCTGAGATTTTACGGGCAGGGTTCAATCTGTTTCAGATTGCCGGCAACGTGCTGGCTATGGGGCTCGGCAAGTTTCTTGAGGGCATCGGCTCGTGGGTTTCAAAGGACCTCGAGCAGTTTGGGAAAGACTTAACAGCCAACGCCCAAAAACAAGCCAATCAAAACTCTCAAGAAATGGAGAGTGCCGCGTCTAACGCCGGTGCAGCAGCTAGCCGTGCTGTGTTTGGCGGCAACGCATCGCAAGGCGGCGAAGAAGGCCCAGCTCGCCGTGCTGTACGGTCTGCTCGTGAACGCATGACGCCCGAGGCCAAGGCCGAACGAGACGGAGCACGTAAGGCTAGGGACGCGGACGCTAAGGCTGCCAGAGAAGCGGCTGCCGCTGACGCCAAGTCAAAGAAGGACACAGAGGCCGCGAAGAAGCGACAGGATGACGCCGCGAAGAAGGCCGAGCCAGTTCAGTCCAAGATTGAAGACAAGCAAAAGGACATTGCCGACATCACCGCCGAACGTGCCGCCGCCCTCGGTGGCAAGTCCAACGAAGCCCTCAAGGCAAACGACGTTCGCTCTGGCGAAGGCATCGCCCAGTTCTTGGCCTTGGCGTCTGGGCGTGAAGACCCGGCCATTGCCGAGTACCGCAAGCAAACGCAAAAGCTCGACGAGATTCGTGCTGAGCTCCAGGCCCTGCAGCAGGACAAAGTAGACATCCTCGGAGCTGCTGCGTAATGGGCATTGTCAACGTCACAGAACTCGCGCAGGTATCGGCCAGCCGAAAGTTTGGCGAACCACCGGTATTCCAGCGGCAGTTTGTTGTTGAGGTGGACAGCCCGACAACGACTCAGTCGGCAATCCTCGTGGCGTCTGGCATTCCTTTCCTTCAGCCCCACCCGGAAGCCAGTTACTGCAAGGCACTCAACGCCAGCGTAACCAACTACAACAGCAGCCGCTGGCACTACCTTGTCACCTGGGATTACGAACTGCCCAAACAGCAGAACGTAGACCCAAACCCGCTGGCTCGAGCGGATATTTGGAAGTGGAGCACGGGCGGCCTGCAAGTGCCGTCGCTCTACTACTACGAGGGCGAAACGCTTGAGCCGCTGCAGAACTCGGCCAACGACTTCTTTGAGGGCGTGACCACAGACATCAGCACGCTCCAGGCGTCCATCAGCGGCAACCGTGCCACGTTTGACTACGGCCTGGCCACGACGGTCACGAACGCCATCAACTTGGCTTCGTACCTCGGAGCCCCTCAGTACACGTGGAAGTGCAGCGGCATCGCTGCCACGCCGGCGGTTGAGGTGGTCAACGAATCTGAGGTGAGATACTGGCAGGTGGAAGTGACGCTTGAGTATCGGCCGGATGGCTGGCCGCTCCAGCTGCCCAATATCGGCTGGAACTACCTAGACGGCAGCACCAAGAAACGGGCTTACGTCATCGACACCGACAGCGGCGACAAGGTGCCATCGAGCAACCCGCAGCCACTCAACACTGACGGCACGCTGGCCACCGGAGCGCCAACCATTCTCGTTCGCCGCGTGCATAAGGCCGTGAACTTTCAGCAATACTTCGGCACACCGACACAACAGTAGGAGAGTCCCATGCCAGATCTCACGTGGTCAATCAACGCCCAGGTCGCCCGTGGCAACCTCAACCAGGCCTTGGTGGCATCTGGCGTCACTGCGGACTGCTCGGCCAGCGGCATCACCACGCTGACGCTCTCGCCAGGCACGAACGCCGCGGGCACGTCTGCCATCAGCACGGCCACACTGTCCACCGTGGGCCTGTTCTTTGCTCGCAACCTGTCCACAGTGGTCACAGCGGCCGTTTCGTTCGGCCAGCTATCCGCAGGTGCTCTTGTGCCTTGCGTGTCTCTCAGGGGCGGTGAGGCTGCCGTAGGGCGTCTTGCGTCTGGAACCTACGCGGCCCAGTCCAACCTCACCGGCACGCAGCTGGTTATCAGCATCGTTGAGGGCTGACGCATGAGCCAGGGTGCCAGCAACGGTGCGGGGCAGGGGGCTGGCAAGAGCTTCGTGTCGTTCTCCCGACCGGCAGCCCAGAGGATCGCCAAGGCGGTGCGGGTCATCGAGGGTGGCAACCGCACCCAGCCGGGGCTGACGTTTGACCACCCAATGCCGGGCGGCGTGGCCGGCAAGGTGTTTCGCGTCTGCACGTTTACGGGTGCCTGGTCAATCAGCAGCAGCAAGAACGTCACGTTCAAGTACCAGACAGCAACTCCCAACACGGCGGCGGTGCAGAACGACCTCATTAACCTGCCTAGTGCTGGCACCCGTAACTGCGTCATCGGCCGCGAAGGCACAGCGTGGCGGTTGATTAACTGGCAGTGGGACATCGCCAACGCTGCGACGGCGGCCA